GTAAAAGAACACGAAAAGGCAGGCCAAAGAAACAACCTCCATAATGACTAATGTTCACGGAGTTTAATTATGTCAAGAGCAACAATGATCGACGTGCCTCCAGAAGAGGAAAACACAGACACCATTGAAAACGAAGCAGATGAGATTCAGCAAGAGGCTGAGCAACCTCAAGAACAACAACCTACAATACCTGAGAAGTACCAAAACAAGTCCTTAGAGGAAGTGGTACAGATGCACCAGGAAGCTGAGAAGCTACTTGGGCGTCAATCTTCAGAAGTAGGAGAGCTTCGTAAAGTTGTGGACGACTTCATTACGAGTCAAGCACAACAACAAGCACCTCAACAATACGTTGAGCCTGAAGACGATATAGACTACTTTACGGACCCTCAAGCAGCTGTCAATCGTGCTATTGAGAATCATCCTAAGATCAGAGAAGCTCAAGAGTACTCTGCCCACTACAAGAAGCAGACTTCTCTTGCGATGCTAAACAGCAAACACCCGGACATGCAGGACATTCTGCAGGACCCCAAGTTTGCTGAATGGATCAAAGGTTCAAAGATCAGGACTCAGTTGTTCGTAGAAGCTGACCAACAGTACAACGCTGAAGCTGCTGACGAACTCTTTACGCTCTGGAAGGAACGTAAGAGCATTGCACAGCAGACGGCTGCAGTAGAAAAGCAGTCACGGAAGCAGCAGCTGAAGGCAGCTAACACGGGCAGTGCACAAGGCAGTGCTGAAGGTAGCCGTAGGAAAGTGTATCGCAGGGCCGACATCATTAAACTAATGAAAACAGACCCTGAGCGTTACCAAGCTTTATCAGATGAAATCTTAAAAGCATACGCAGAGGGTCGAGTCAAATAATCTATTAAGGAGATTGTGACTAATGGCTACTGCTACTTATCCGGGCGCAGCTGGTAATACTGCGAAAACGGAAGCAGCTACTTTTATCCCCGAAATCTGGTCGGATGAAATTATCGCTGCTTACCAAAAGAACCTCAAGATGGCTCCTCTTGTCAAGCGACTGTCAATGTCAGGCAAGAAGGGTGACTTGATCCATATTCCCAAGCCCACTCGTGGCAATGCAAACGCAAAAGCTGCTGACACTGCAGTAACGATCATTGCCAACACTGAGTCAGAACTGACTGTCAGCATTGACCGTCATTTTGAATACTCACGTTTGATCGAGGACATTGTTGAAGTACAGGCTCTGAGCAGCTTGCGTCAGTTCTACACGGACGACGCTGGTTACGCTTTGGCTGTCAAAGTAGATACTGACCTCATGAACTGTGGTACTGGCTTTGGTGACGGTACTCGTACTGCATCACCGACTGACGGTGCTAACTGGGAAAACAGCAACGCTTACTACGTTAATGGCTCTAGCGGCTTGGCTGCTTATGCTGACGACACCGTTGCTACTGGTGACAACTTTACTGATCTTGCGCTCCGTGAAGCTATCAAGCTTATGGACGACGCTGACGTACCTATGGACGGACGAGTGCTGGTAATTCCTCCTGCTGCTCGTAAGTCAATCATGGGTATTGACCGATACGTGTCTTCTGACTTCGTAGGTGGCCGTGGCGTTGAGTCAGGTCTTATTGGTAACCTCTATGGTGTAGATGTCTACGTTTCCAGCAACGCTCCTATCTTGGAAACTTCTGGTCAAAACGCAGGTGGTTCTATCCAAGTACGTGGCTGTATGTTCTTCCACAAGGACGCTATCGTTCTTGCTGAGCAGATGTCAGTACGTTCACAAACGCAGTACAAGCAAGAATATCTTTCTACGCTTTACACTGCTGACACCCTCTATGGTGTCGAAACTTACCGTCCAGAAGCTGGCTTCGTAATCGCCATTGCTGACGAGTAAAACTCTAGGGGGTCTCTAGCAGGCCCCCTTTCTTTTTCCACTAGCTGGAGCAATCTATGGGTATCTTTAGAGGTACAGGAGGTACTGGTGATGCTACTACAGATGCTGTAGCGTCCCAAGTCGGTACAGATGCCGCCACTGCTTCCGCTAAAGCTAACGCAGCTGCTGCTTCGGCTACTGCTGCCGCAACAAGCGCCACTAATGCTGCAACAGCAAAGAACGCCGCAGAAACTGCTCAAGGTGCGGCGGAGTCTGCACAGACTGCTTCAGAATCTGCTAGAGACTTAGCACAAGGCTACAGAGACACAGCCTCAACACACGCATCAACGGCCACCACAAAAGCTTCAGAAGCCTCAGACAGTGCTTCGGATGCGTCTAAGTTAGCAGTAACAGCAGAAGACACTCAGTACACTCTAGCTGACTTAGTTACTACAGGTTACTCAGCACTACACTACAATGCTAAAGCTCAAGCCGCCAAAACTGCTTCAGAAACTGCTCAGGCAGCAGCAGAGTCTGCTAAAGCGGATGCAGAGACAGCTGAAAGCAACGCTTCAACGTCAGCTTCCAACGCTTCAACCTCCGCAACCAACGCATCTAACAGTGCAACAGCGGCAGCGTCTAGCGCAACAGCAGCTGAAGCAGCAAAGGACGCCATCGACGGCTTGTACTTAGGTGCACTAAGCTCTAATCCAACCGTAGACGGCAACGGAGACGCAGTAACTGTAGGTGACTGGTACTTCAACACAACTGACAGCACAACTCGTATTTATGATGGTACTGCGTGGCAGACCATTAATCCAGATCTTGTTGGAGACACAACGCCACAGTTAGGTGGCAACTTAGACCTCAACAGCAACGACATTACTGGCACTGGTAATCTTAACATCACGGGTAACATCACGCTGTCCGGAACTGTGGACGGACGTGACGTTGCTGCTGACGGGACTAGACTAGACACAATAGAAGACAATGCGGACGTAACGGACACAGCTAACGTAACTGCTGCTGGCGCTCTGATGGACTCAGAGGTCACTAACTTAGCACAGGTCAAAGCGTTTGACTCTGCTGACTACGCTACGGCTGCACAAGGTGCAACTGCTGATGCAGCACTGGCAGCTTCCGCTGTTTCAGCTTATGGCTTAACGCTGATTGATGACGCAGATGCAGCTACTGCTAGAGGCACGTTAGGTTTAGGGACAGCAGCTACAACAGCAGCCAGTGCTTATGCCACTGCTGCACAAGGCGCATTAGCAGACACAGCATTACAATCAGGTTCAACACTTAACGCAGACAACATAACCGGCACGCTCGACGGTGGAACTTACGGAGCATAAGAAGGAATAAACAATGGCTACAACGATCATTACTAAAAACGGCTCAGGCGCTCCTACAGCAGATGATCTGTCAGTTGGCGAGCTTGCCGTAGACTTAACTAACAAAAGACTTTACTCTAAGAACTCAAGCAGCGAAGTTATTGAACTTGGGGTTAATACTGCGTCCAGCTTGGACGTAACTGGCACAGTGACTGCTGATGGTTTGACTGTTGAAGGCGCAGTAACATCCAATACTGTAGATGGCGCATTGTTAAATTGGGACGGTGCCGATGCCAGCCTTCAAGCAAGCAGAACAGCAGGCAATTATTCTTCAGTCTCTATCAAAACTACTGACGGAACAATGCGTACTCGTCTTTCAGTGGACTATCAAGGAAATATCAGCTTCTACGAAGACACGGGTACGACTGCGAAGCTCGTGTGGAAGGCTTCTGATGAACGTCTGGGGATTGGCACGACGAGTCCTGCTGAAAAACTTCATGTCGCAGGAGCTATTGCCACTACCGCAGGAATTTCAGGGCATGGGGCTAATCGAGCAACATTCTCACAAGAAGGTGCAAATGGGGCTTTTATTCAGTCTTACGGCGCTGACACTTCTACTATGGGCGCTTTCACCTTTAGGCAAGCAAGCTCAGACTTCAGCGTCAACGCAATACCGCTGACAATATCGGCTACGGGCAACGTCGGGATTGGTGTTACTGACCCAGATCAGGCTCTTGAAGTAAACGGCGTAATCAAGACATCTTTAGGTTCTGGTGGCTTATCAATGTCAGGATATGGTGCACCTGATTTAGGCTATTTCGCTTATAACTACTTTAATAACAACGGCACAGAAACTGTAGGCCAGTCAGCCCGTTCAAGCCATCGCATTACTATGGGCAATGGTTCAACAAATGCGATTACATTTGACTATCGCGCACCTAGCGCCGCTGCTGGAACATGGGCTGAACGCATGCGTATCACCTCAGCAGGACAAACACAAGTCGTTGGTTATGATGCAATGACACTAGGTTTTCCGGCTGTTGCTGGTGGGGCTAGTAGATCAGGTATTAAACCTACTGTTACAGGTGCAGGTGATGGTCAGCTTCAATTCTTAGTTGGTGGTAATAATGTCACAGAAGCCACTACAGTTGGGGCTATGATAGATGCCAGCGGCAACTTGCTGGTTGGGACTACTGATACAACAGCAGGCATCGGAGGTTCTACTGAACAAGGTTTTGCATTAAACGCAGGTTTAAACGCGTTCTTTGCGTCACGTTCAGGTGGCGCAGTACAGACACTTAATAGACAA